TGACTGCGTTGTGTAAGTTAAGATTCTTTCTATTGATATCTCCACCTGATGATTTACGCATGTTAATAAACTCTTCAATCTCCGGATGAGATATATCCGAGTAAGCTGCATAGCTTCCTCTTCTTGTAGTGCCTTGATTAAAGGCAAGCATCTGAGAATCTACGACATGCATAAACGGGATTGATCCAGTAGAACGAGAACCATTGCCAGTTGACACACCATCACTCCTAACATCTCCCCAATATCCACCGATACCTCCACCTGAACTTGCGAGCCATATGTTTTCATCATAGTGATCAGAAAGACCATCCCTCGAATCAGGTACGTAATTGAGAAAGCAGCTAATAGGTAAGCCACGAGTTGTTCCCCCGTTAGAAAGTATAGGAGTGCTAAACATAAACCAATGATCGGATGCATAATTATATAACCTCTGTGCTAAACTAAAATTTATATGTCCTCTATGTGTAGCTCCAAATACTGCAGCTCTTGCGAAAGCTTCTTGTGGGCTCTGTTCGTTTTCCCAATAGTACCTGTCTTGTAGAGTATCAATGCTAAACTTATCTAGTTTCTTATCTTTACTGTAATCTATTTGTATTCCTAAGTATTCTTTAATCATCTTTTGTATCATCCTGATTTAAGTATAAAGCGATTAAAGTATAATGAATAATTTTAAGTAGGTCTGCATCAGACTTACCATTCTTCTTACCATACCTCATAGCATACTTCATGATGTTACCTATACAGAAACCTTCACCATGTCCTGCATCAATAATCATATCGGTTGCTTGATACTTAGAGTGAGCATAGTGTTGTGTGTAGGTACTATCAATGTACTGTTGTACTCCTCTTAAATTTATATTCTCATCAAATTTATATTCCATCTTATCTCCTTAATGTATAACAGCATTTACTGGTACACCATTTAATCTTTCATCAATTTTAATATTAAGTAATTCTTCTAGTTTTAATAATACTTCTAACTCTATATCATCAGTAGTACTTCCTTGAAAGATTGAACCACCTACTATAAATAATAAGTCTTCTAATTTTAAATCATCTAGATTAACCTCAGCCATGACTTCCAGTTAATTCATCTAAACTTATGTTTATATTTTTCTTTAATTTTTTCTCAACCCATTTATGATTCATGAATGAATGATGTATTGTATAACCTTTGTAATAATATTCTTGATCGGGTAGAGCTTTGTCTAAACTTTGAGGTGTTACTTTATCAGCATCCTCTGTCAATAAACTATTGATCCATTGTACCTGAAGTTTCTCTGCTTGTCTACGTATTAATTTACTTTTCTTGCCATTCATTGGTGATCTCCTGTACTCGTGGTTGAGTAACTACATCTGTGAAAAACACAGGACCTCTTGCGTAATCAAAGATACGCAATCCTTGTCCGTTATTAGATTCCGAATGACATTCTATTTTGTGGGGACACCATGTACATTCTTTTGGAAGTTTGAAATTCCCCTGAGTGCCATCTGCTATCGGTTGATAACATAACTCAGGGGGTTCAGGCTTTTTTAAAGTTGCCTTCAACCTTTTAATTTTAGACTTTATATCAGGTTTGTCAAGCTCATCAGGTCTAAAAAACCAAAGTTCTCCAGTTTCTTTATTGATTGCTAAGAAACCTCCTTGATCTGTACCCTCTGCTTCTTCGTATCCGGCAAGCTGTGCCATGTATCCAAAGCTATCATTCTCAGGTAAAGTCCCATTCTTAAATTTATTAAAGGCAAAGCCGGAGGTAGATTTAATATCTACTACTTCTCCATCTATTTTACAATCCATGTGACCTTTGATACCACTTACATTAACTTCTTTTTGTTGATCAGTAATCTCATGACCGGATAGTTTTACAAAGAAAACTACAAGAGCTTCTAGTAAATGACCATACAAAAATTTAATAAGCAATGTAGATTGAAAGTCTTTAGCTTTAATCTTTGAATGTTTGTTATACCAAAGTTGACGAGCAGGCTTACCTACATTAGACATACGTAAAGAATCTTTAGTCTTTGGTTGTTTCTTTGCCCAACCTCGTAACGCATCTTTCATATCCTCACCAAACGAATCTATAAGTTCGTCTGATAATGTGAGTCCTTCACCTTTGGATAGAGGTGAGAGTGCTTTGTAAATATCTTGTACTAAATTATCTAATTGTTTTTTCTGCATTAGGTATTCTCCCTTTTATTCCGTGTCGTGCCCATCTTAATTTTCTTGTGTCAGGATGAAATAATAATAACTTTACATTTAATTCTTTTTGTTCTGCTGTACGACTCATCTTACCTCGGTACTGAGGTTGCTTTTTATCTTTAGACATAGTCTTAACATCAACGAAAGTAGTAGCACCATCTTTCATTGCAATCATATCTATTGGACCAGTACATCCTGAGTTTTGAAAAACTTCATAACCATTATCCCATAGCCATGTAACTGCATAGTACTCAGCTAAGTCTCCTTTTCTATTTATATTGTTAATGGGTTTCACTCCAATTATCTCCTACTTTGTATTCACCATCCATCGGACAGCGAAGATTATAATATTCTCCCGCTTTAATAATACATTCAATAGCTAACTCACCTACATGGTCAGATAAATCTTGACGTACTTCCATCTGCCATTCATCGTGAATGTTAGCAACAAACTTAGCATCTAAAGTTTGTAACTTTATCATATCCTGTAGCATAAGTAAAGCTCTCTTCATAACTATTGCACCACCACCTTGTAATAAACTATTGAGTGCTGCATGTTCGTTGCGAATAAATATCTTACGACCATCTAATCCTTTGAGGTATCCTCGTTTAGCTGCTCTAGATACTCTGTCTCGAAGGACTTTAAGTGATGGGTTATTATCGAGGAAGCGTTGCTTAAGTTCTGCTCCAAGTTTTTTACCTCCTCCAACCACACTCCCAATCTTAGCATCTCCTGCTCCGTATATAAATGCATAGATGAATGTCTTTGCCTGATCTCTTGATTTAAGTCCTGCAGCTTTTTGATTAGCTGTGTGTATATCTCCTTCTGTAACTTCATTTGTGTATTCCTCATCGTCCATGTAGTGTGCAAGCATTCTTAATTCTAAACCACTTGCATCTATACCTACTAATTTATAACCATCACGTACTGTCCAACATGATCTACATTCTGTACCATACTCACTAGCAACACTAGGAACTTGTGCAACATTAGGAGCACGATGAGACATACGACCAGTAATTGTTCCATTAGGAATAACAAAACCATGTACTCTATTGTCTTCTTGTACAGCTAATATCCACGAATCAATTTGGGCTATGCGTTTTTGTAATAATAAAAACTCTGCTATCAACCTAGCTTCCGGTATGTTTTTTACTTTAGCCAACGAAGATTCATCTACGATCGGAAGACCAGTTGGAGTAAACCTATTAGGTTTCCAACCAAAGTCTGTTAGATACTCACCAATTTGTTTACGAGAACCTAAGTTAAAAGGTTGTAACTTCTGTCTCATAAAAGGTAAGTAATCTCCTTCAACAATAAGTCTGTCATATTCTTCAACAGTCAAGCCTGACTTAGATAACGTACCATCTTTCTTGAGTTTAGGTATCACTTGTTTAACATCTACCATCTTAGGTTTGAATACTTGTTGTACTTCTTTCTCAACTTTAAACATACGTTCTTTGAGTTGAGCTACTAACATCATGGCATACTCTTGATTAAATTCAAAACCAAAATCTTCCTGATCTTTCAGGACTGTAGCAACACCATGTTCTAACTTGATAGATTCTTCATCGAACTGTTCACCTTCTTGTAAAAGTTTGTTGTATACTTTTTCATTTAAGATTACATCCTTCTGACAATACTTAAGCATGTCTTGTGAAAACTGATCCCAGTCTTCCGGTTGTTCATCTTTAGTAAACCCGATAATGTATCCCCATGTTTTTAAACTATGACCATTCTCTCGTACTGGATTAAACAATCGAGACATTACTAATGTATCTTTTATTACTAAGTTAGTTAAGTCTTCGTTGTATAACTTTTTAATCACAGGTAAATCAAATCCTAAAATGTTATGACCAATTAATGAATCAGCAGATTTTAAATACTCTATACCTTCTTTGATCTTGTTCGGACCAAACGAAACAACAGGTTGACCTAAAGGCTTGGCTACAATACACCAAATCTTATCAGGTTTTAAACCATTAGCTTCTATATCAAATACAATTTCTTTCATATCGTCTCCTAAAAGGGTGAGTTTTCTAACGTCATTTCATCTGTGACTTCATTCATTCTACCAGTATCAGAATTATAAAGTAAGCTACAAGCTAATCCGGTATCTCCTGTGTATCTAGATTTAAGTACACGAACTTTTGTTGTATTAGATTCAACTTCATCTTCTGCTTGTTGGTTACGTTCTAGTGCAATCACACAGTCAGACAGTTGAGATATACCTTGAGATCCCTTGAGATGAGAAAGAGATACTTCTATACCTTGCTCATGTCCTCGATCACCTGCTGCTCTACGTAAGTGTGATACTAAAAACATACCGACACCAGTTTCTTCAACTAAAGAACGCAAACGATTCATAAGATTATCTATACCTCTACGTTCATCTGTTTCGGTAAGTTGATTAACTAACATATGTAAGTGATCTACTACAACCCATTGACATTCACAACCGACAATCATATATCGTAGTTTAGAAAATATCTCATCGATATCTGTAGCTCCAAGATGAGCATGAATAAATACTTTATCTTTCTGAATAACTCTATCAAATAATTCTGTGAGTTGCTCGTCTGTATACTTCTTACGTTTCTCTTCAAGATACAAACGATCATTAGCTTCAATAGAAACTAAACCATCAGCAGTCTTTAACCAATTTTCTTCAAGGGCTATGATACCTACATTGTCTGTAGTATGCTTGATTAAGTAGTGAGAAAGTTCTCGTGTGATGCTTGACTTACCAAGTCCTGTACCACCAGTCAATGTAACTAACTCTCCTTTACGCATACCATAAAGCTTTTTGTTTAATCCTTCCCAAGGATAAGCAATGCTTTCTTTCTGCTCTCGGTACAACCATTTGTCTTTGGCACTTGATAGTTCCATGATACCTGATGGTGTATATGTCTTAGCATCCCACCAAGCTTTCGTAAACTGTGCATACTGCCCTTGCTCAAGCATAGCATTAGCATCTTTAAATCCTTCAGGCAAAGTAACAATCTTAGTCTTTCCCGGTTTTATAATACGGGCAACCTTACGTGCTGCTTCTCTACCATGTTTGTCATTATCAAAACAAAGGATAACATTATCAAACGATTCAACAAACTCTATGCTGTCTCTTATATCTCGTACTGCACCTTGAGCACCACGCT